AATAATTTGGCACGGCCAAGTTTTTCTATTTGTTGGTCAATAGTCATGCTAAAAGCATACTAGGGACTTACGACTTCTTCTTGTCTTTCGCATCGCTGGCAACTGATTCGATTGCCTGGTTGATTGCTTTGTCAAAGTCTGCATCTGGAACTGATGCTTTACCAGCATAAGTGAACAGCAAGGTCGCTAGAAGACCTAGAACTGCTCCCACTGCACCAAATGCAGCTGACTGGACAGCACTAATGCCAAAAACGTTTCCTGCTCCCATGAATGCGATACCAGTCGCTAATGCGAATGCTGCAACTCTGAGAGTTCTTGTGATCCAATGCTTCATTATTTCTTTCCTATTGCTGGTAGCCATTGAAGAGGGTCTTCAACTGGTGATGTTGCTAAGTGTTCGGCTTTGCCACACATAAAGTGCAGATGTGCTCCAGATGTTGCTGAACCAGAGTTTCCAGACTTGCCGATAATGTCTCCCTGCTTGACCCTGTCACCAACTTTGACCTGAGCAGAATCTAAATGACAGTAAGCGAAAATGCGAATCTTCTCGGCAGTAGCATAAGTGCGAAGTTCGACAACCCAGCCTAAAACCTTTGACTCGTAAACGCCAACAATAGTTCCACGCCCCACAGCCTTTAGAGGTGTTCCACGCTTGACAGCATAATCAACGCCTCGATGTGGACCTAAACCTAGAGACTTACGAAGCTCTGAATGTGTGCCAAAGGTGTCTGAAATAGTCGCAGGACTGACTGGATGAAGCAAGGTGGTCATTAGTCGTTCTTTACGATTTCAGGTGTAACTTCTACTTTGCCACTTGCCAGGAGAATAACCTTGCCTGTTGAAGTCTGTGTCAATTCACATCCCCAAACATAAGCAACCTTTGTGAACAATGAAGTCTGAGCTGGAGTCAAAGAGAATGAGACAGAGTTCGCAGTAACGTCAATAGTTGGAATTATGTCAAGGTGTGCAGTTGTAAAAGGTGTCTCTCTAAACTGAACCTTCGCAGTCCAACCAGTCAGCGAGAATGGTGCACCTAAGTTATTTGTCGGATAAAAGACAGCAGGTTGAAAAGCATTAGGCCATGTAGCACCTGCTTGAATAGCAAGGTCAAAGCGACCTTCACTAATCACAAATGTTTCACTCAACGTCTTCTACAACTTCCTCAACTACTGGAGCCTCTACTGGTGCAGACTTCTCAGCTTCTAATGCAGCATAGTGATCTATGCCCCATGAAGTAGTTACTTTTGGTGCTAATACTGGTTCTTTAGCCATTATTTATCCTTTACTAGTTTGTCGAATGCAGACTTTAGTCTGGTGTATTCCTTATGTAAGTTTAGATACTTGTCACGCCATTGGTCTAGTTCTTGCTTAAGTGTGGCGAGTTCTTCCCTTAGTTCTTTGTTATTTGCGTACATCTCTGCACGTAACTTCTCTTCCAGGCTGATGCTCTGGAACCTGCGGTTAGTCAGGTATTTGAACAAGCTGGAAACACCTGTTCCACCTACAACACCGCTAAGTAAATAAACCCAAGTTTCCATAGACATTAGATCCCCCTCCAAAGTCCAATGTTCATTTCCCAATGCTGAGGTGTAATGATGTGGTTGATTCTGCTAACAATAGAGACTACCTGTAATGCTGGTAATGGATCCTGGGCGAACTCGACCTGCAAAGTAGTTCCGACACCCCAGTTAGCGATGTTACCGATAACTCCATCATCTCGGACTGGTGGCACAGTCACTCCATAAACCTGTTTGATAGTTGCAGCGTTAGCAACCTCAGTAGCCCATTGTGCATAAGTGCTAGCACCAGCAGGGTCAAAGTCCACAGTAAAAGTACCTGACTGTTCACCGCTAGCAGTAACGGATGCAGCGTTAGTTGCCACAGTTCTAGTTCCACCAGTTGCGTCAATCACCACACATTTGTTTACAAGAATGTCTGAATCGTATCGCAAGTTGATGTTGTCTAAACAAAAGTGGTTAGCACTAATTGTGGTTAGGTTCTCAATCTTGGCAAGGTCCGCCCATAATGATCCAATTGCAGCTGATGTCTTATTAGCTTGAACCCTAAGTTCTACTCTGGCAGTTCCAACTGGGGCAACACTTGTAATTGCAAGCTCTGTCCATCCAGTAGTGTTTACAGCGATAAATGCACTTGAATCCAATTGAAGAGTAGTTCCACCACCATTTATGTAAGCAATCTGGACTCTAGCTGTTGGAGTATTTGTTTGAGCCTTAACCCAAATAGATGCTTTGTATTTGCTGTTTGCCACAGCAGTCATAGTGGTATTGGTCTGGAAAGTATAAGCGGTGCTTGTGGTAGCAGTGGAGTTTACTCTCATGCTGGCAACACCTGAATAGAACTGAGCAGTATCTCTAGTCAAAGTAACGCTAGTACCAGGAGACCAGCCAGTAGTGTTTACCTCAAAGTTTCCATTAGTCAGCAAGTTAGTGAAATGCACGTTAGAGACAGTAGGGTTTCCAGCGGTATAAGTCACAGCTTGTAAAGTGTTTATGTCTGTTCTAGTGAGATACTGAACTCCACCAGCATTACCTGTAAAGTACCAGCCAAGTTCGGCATCCATAAACTTTGATGCAATTTCACCAGCAGGAGTGTTAGTTGGAAAAGTAAATGCTCTTTGTGTAGTTCCAGAAGCACCAGCACCTAAAGCGGTGAGGCTAACTCCTCCTGGATAAGTTGTTGCTGCGTTTATAGCAGCAGTCAAGTTGATCATGCAGTTACGGAAAGACCTGTTCACCACAGTTCCAGTAACGCTAAAAGATGGAATCAAAGTGTTCTGGAAAAGTTTCATCGCATCATTAGCCGTAATAGTTATTTCAAGTGTTTGAGATTCATTTATGTAATTCATGGATACGTTCTGAATCCAACCTCCATAAATGATGTTGTAATTGAATGGCAAAGTATCTGGTTGTGGTCTATAACGAATGTCGAACTGGTCACCAGACTTATAGCCTGGAGTGTTCAAGAAGTCAGATAGGTTCTTCTTCACTAGCTTGACTGTCGCAGTACCAATAGCACCCTCAGCAAAAACACCATTCTCAACGTCAATGCCTCGGTCAATGTCTATCTCAAAAGAGTCTGCAACTATCTCAACATAAGCTCCAAGGGTTGAATTGAAATATCGGATAGATAAGTCTGTCGCAATATTGAAGACATCGTTCGCCATTAGTTAACCAGGTACTTTCGACCAGTCTTCTTTTCTAACATTCGGATCTCTTTGATAATGTCTACTGCACTAATAACCGCTTTGTTGATGTTGATTTCATAAGTCGCATTACCAGCAACCGCTGAAACAGCCCCAGCTTGAGCACCTGCACCATAAAGTTCAGTCCTAAGACCTACAATTTCCTTTAGTTGTCCAGATGCTAGAAGACCCTTAGCAGCGATGTTTCCCTGAGCAGGACCCATAGCAATCAACTCGTTAGCAATACTACCACTAGGGTCTACTGCGTTTATTTTGGCTAAGTTAGATGCAAAGCCTTTAGCAGCTGCAAGCATAGACTTCAACTTTGCTACAAAATACTCGGCATTGAACACAGAGTTTTCATCTTCACCAAACACACCAAAAGCAATAGCCACAGAATCTCTAAAGTTTTCAGCACTCTTCTTGATTCCAGTCAATTTAGCATCTAAAGCACTTCTAACTTCTTTAGCGAACTCTTTAGCCTGGTTCTTTATTTTGTTCTTTTTAGAAGTAGCCTTTTGGTCAGCAATATACATTCCCTGCAAATAAGCACCATAAGACTCGTAACCTAATTGCAACCATTCATCAGACCAGTCAGGAATAAGTTTGTCTTTGTTCTTTTTAGCCCATTCAACAATTGTAAAGTCACCTGATGCAGCAGTCGGATCCTCAAAGTATTCGTCACGAGCCTCACCAGCGTTTATCCAGCCCTCAGCAAGTGTGCCCAATAGAACAAGTGCAGCACCAACACCAGTAGTAATCAAAGCAGTTCTAAGTAACTTAGTTGCCTTTACAGCGTTGCCAGTCATAGCTGTGTAAACCTTGACTGCGAGATAAGAGGCATGCCATGAAACCTTTAGGAATACCACAGCAGTTATAAGAGCCTTTACCAAATTGGCGTTATCAACGAGGAACTTTATAACTTCGGTAATAGCCTTACCCATTTGAACAAAGCCATCAACAATGTCTTTTACGTTATCAGTTCCAGCAGGAGATTCCAAATACTCTGTGAACGCTTCAAGGGATGGAAGAAGAGCCTCACCAATAGTTTCCTGTATTTCAGCAAAAGCAACTTCTAATCTTTTATAAGGGTCTAAGTTAGCTGCCTTCTCAGCAGTACCATCATAAAGAGTCTCTAATTGACCCATCCAGTCAGCAGTAAGTTGGATACCTGGCACAAGTCTCTTTAGTGCCCCTAGGTTGCCTCCATATGCCTTGCTCAATGAACCTGTGACGGAGCCTAAATCTTTACCTGTTTCTGCCGAAATATCTAAGGCGATGTCAAGAAGTCTTTGCCCACCAGCAAGTGATCCAGTAGCTCGAACAGCAGATGTAAGTGCAGGTCTAAGTTCATCATCTAAAACAGCAGTCTGGCTTTGTGTCTTCTTGATGTATTGCTCTGCACCAGCAATAGCACTTTCAGTTGCTCCAACAGTTTGTCTCAAAGCATTAGCAAGAAGTCCCTGTGCCTTGCGGTCTTCTGATGCAGCCTTAGTTGCATCCTTTAGTCCATTAGCAAGTGCAGCGAAACCAAGTCCAACACCTAGACCACCAAAGGCTTTGTTGATGTTCTTACCAACACTTGTGGCAGTATTGCCTAACTTCTTTAGGTCTCTACTGGCAACAGCGGTCGTCTTAGATAACTCATTCTTACCTATAAAGTTAACTCTAAGATTTGTTGCCATTACGAAGGTCCTTTATCTTTTAGAGCATCCATTACAGCTTGGTATTCACGAAGAGTCATTTCCCTGCACTCAGCAAGGCTAAGACCTGCATGAACAACCATGAACGCTAAACGTTCGGCTGCTCTATCAGCTACTATTCTTTTGGGTCAGACTCACCTGCAAACAAGCTGTTAGCCTCAGTCATTGAGATTTGTCCTGCCTGTTCGATAGTAAAGTCTGGGTCAATTCTTTTCTTCATAATGAAGATGATTGCTTTCATGGCTTTACCTTTAGGCTGTCCAGCATCAAGAATCTGGTCAATGCTGTTTCCTGTGATAAGTTCAATCTGCTCAACTTCATTCAAAGTTAGTGATTCGAAATCAAATGTCTGGTTGGTCATTATTTGCTCCCTGGTAGTTTGTTTATGTACTCCTGCATCAAGCGATCATACGTTCTGAATATTTCCTCTTTAGTGTATCCCAAAGCCTCACTAAAAAATGGTTGCGGTGGAATACCTCGGTATGTTCCAACCTTAAGTTTCTTGCTCTTAGTGTTCGTTCCTACAACAGCCCAACCCCAGTGAATAGGGTTAGCGTAAGGAACTCTGTTACCAGCAACCTGAGCACCACCACCATAAAGAAGTCTTAGTGGGACAACGTTGGCTTTTAGTCTTCCTGTTTTGACTGGAATCAACGGCATCGCTCTTGCTACAAGAATGAGGCTAGCTTGATAACCAGCATCTTGAATGACAGAGTTATCAGCACCTAACTCCTTCATAGCCTTTAGGGCTAAGCGAAGGTCGCCAGGGTCAATTCCAGTCTCCACAGGAAACTAACTAAGCAGCTGTTTTTACAGTTAGACCGTAGTAAACAGGAGGTGTAGTGCTTGGTGTGTGAACTGCTGCCTTGACAGTAAGTGCTACTGAGAACTTCACGATCTCGTTGCTTGTCAGGCTTAGTGGTGGCAACTGGTCGAACACAACAGTACCGGTGTAGATAGGTGAAGAAGCAGTTCCAACAGCGTTACCCTGTGGGGCTACTGTGAACGCTACCTCTGTACCATAGTTGGTCCAAAGAACTCTGTAAAGACTTGCAGCGTCACCGCTTGTAAGACCTTCAAGGTTTAGTGTCCATTGTCCACCAGCTCTGACTTCGCAGAAT